GTTTACTTTTGCAGAATCCAGAGGCTAATGGATTCACTGAATCAGAATTTCGATCTGATTTGGACACAGTCATTGAAAAATTAGAGAATATCAATAAACATAGTTTTAGATTAGATCAAGATGATATTAAATCGGTCAAGTTATTACTTAATAATATGCTTATGTTGAGAGATGATATAAATACTAAATCTGCCGCTAGAATGAACAGAAAAGCGCCTTTTGGTGTTCTCATCTATGGTGATTCAGGCATAGGTAAAACTACTATAACAAGTATATTATGTTCTTTTTATGCTAAGTATAAAGGATTACCTACAGGTGCTGAGTTTCGATACACTGTTAATCCTGCTGCTAAATATTGGGATGGTTTTGTAGTATCAAATCATACCGTTATTTTGGATGATATTGCGTGTGAAGATCCAAGTTTGAATGATCCTAAATCACTTAATGTTATAATTCAATTAATGAATAATCAAGCTTGGTGTCCTGATCAAGCACAATTAGAATTGAAAGGAACCACTCCCGTTCGTTGCAATTTAGTTGTTGCCACCACAAATGTTAAAAATTTGAATGCTTACCATCATTGGGCCACCCCTTGTGCAGTTCAACGTCGTATGCCATATATAATTACACCACGAGTGCGTGACGAATAAAGATGAGCGTGGTATGCTAAATTCCTCAATGGTGCCAGATGATCAACCTTATCCTGATTTATGGTTATTTGATATTGATAGAGTGGATCCTGTACCTATAGCTGATGGAAAAAGATATGCTAAAATGACAAACATAGAAACTGATTTATCTCTTAGAGAATTATTGATTTGGTATAAAAGTGCTATTGATAAATTCGATAAAGATCAAGATCGAGTTTTAAAATGTACTCAAGATATGGTTAATATTGATTTGTGTTTATGTTGTAGTCTACCGGACACTTTGTGTTCTAATGCACCACAAACATTGATGGAAGGTTTTGGATATTTAGCTTTATTCTATTTAATTTTTGTGTGGTTTACTAAGTGTATACGTACTACAAATTACAGAGTTATGCAACATACTAATATTCAAAAATTTTATTTAGCTTATTCTTATTATACAAGTTTCAATCGTAATTATAATAGATTTTGTATAGAATGGAATGAATTAAAATTGAAAGCTATGACATCAGAGTATTGGTCAGGTTTGGGTGATAAGATGAAAGACAGACTCAAACAACCAAGTTATTTTATTGCCGTGGGTTCCACTATAACAAGTTTAGTGGTTGCATATAAATTATATCATAAGATTTCTCCTCAGGGAGATGTGTCCGAAGAGATCGGTCAAACTCCTGTAGCTGAATTAAATGGGAGAGAAAACGTGTGGTATAATAATTCTGTTGATCTTACTACTGCCAATTTCACTAGAGAAAGTAGTTCATCTAAAAGTATGGAATTTACAGAATTTTGTAAGAAAATATCCGATAATGTTGCTAGATTTCAATGTGAATATGAGAATGGTATGACCAACAGAGGCAGATTGTTAGCATTAGGTG